CGTAAGGACATAGGGAACCTGCTGGTACGTGGGAAACATCTGTTACTGTAATACTAAGGGGGGAAGGTCGAAAAGTCAACTATCCTGTAGTACAGGCCCCAAAAAAATACGCACCCAATACTTTCTTCTGTAATACATGGCCGTACGTACACCACCCCCGCTATCGCTACGGCACGCACAGGGTGAAGTTTTCAACAGCGACGCACGCTTCCGCGTACTAGTTGCAGGCCGCCGCTTCGGAAAGTCCTACCTAGCCTGCATCGAACTCTTGCGTGGAGCGATTGCTGCACCCGGCGAAACCTTCTTTTATTGCGCCCCCACGTACCGAATGGCAAAGGACATCGCGTGGAAAGTCATGAAACGTATTGTCCCCGCAGCATGGATCAAATCAAAGAACGAAACCGACCTCAAGCTGGAACTTGTCAACGGCTCCACGATTGAACTAAAGGGCACAGAAAACGCAATGGCACTACGGGGCCGCAGCCTTTCCGGCGTAGTCCTCGACGAAGCCGCCTTCATGGACGCCGCCGTCTGGTTCGAGGTAATCCGCCCCGCTTTAGCCGACAAACAGGGCTGGGCCTTATTCATATCCACCCCCGATGGAACGGCCAGCTGGTTCTACGAACTCTGGCAGTACTGCATCACAGGCGACGCTAACTGGAAACGGTGGAGCTTCACTACGATTGAAGGCGGCAACGTCCCACCGGAAGAAATCGAAGCTGCACGAGGCCAACTCGATCCACGAACTTTCCGCCAAGAGTTCGAGGCCAGCTTCGAGAACCTATCCGGCCTCGTTGCCGTCTCATTTAGCGACGCCAACATCAGCACCGCCGCAAAGGACATCCCAATCCTTCCACTACTACTGGGCGTCGATTTCAACGTGGACCCAATGACGGGAATCTGCGCCGTCAAGGAAAACGACACCCTCTACGTATTCGACGAAATCCACCTAACAGGCGGCGCCACCACCTGGGACTTCACGGAAGAAGTAATCCGCCGCTACGGCCTGGAACGCCGCATCATGGCCTGCCCGGACCCAACAGGCGGCGCCCGCAAAACCCAAGGCGTAGGCGCGACAGACCACAACATCCTACGAAAATCAGGATTCCGCGTCTGCGCCCCCCGCAGCCCGTGGAAAGTACGCGACAAAATCACCGCTGTCAACACCGCATTACTGGATGCCACTGGAACGCACCGCTGCTTTATCCACCCCCGGTGCAAGGAACTAATCAAGTCCTTCCGCAGCCTTACCTACGCCCCTGGAACGGGCCTACCGAACAAAAATCTTGGCGTAGACCACGCATTTGACGCCTTCGGTTATTTATGCCTGCAACAATTCAACCTCGCAAAATCCGGCGTAATGGGCACAACTTCATATAGGTTGTATTGAGCTACACAAACTAATGGTTAATTACGAGGGGCCAAAAAAGCGAACCCGTGGTGATAAACGCGCCCAAGAGTACATCGAAGCGCGTCAACGCCGAATGTACCGCCACCAACTGGACGGCCACAGCGTACGCCAAATCGTATATGAACACAGTGCCCGCGAAGGAGTCAGCATCCCCACTGCCTGGCGCGACTGGGACCAAGTAAAAACCTGGACGGAAGAGGACTGGATCCGCGACCGCGAAGCAATGCTGGGCCGCATCCAAACGATGCGCCTCCGCGTCGTCCACGCCGCAATGAAAAAAGGCCACTACCAAGTCGCGGCGCAAGTTTTGGATTCCCTGGGACGTGTCTTGGGCGAAAACACCCCCGAACAAGTATCCGTCCAAGTACCATCCCTAAATATCCAAGTCGAACCGAAAGTAGTTACCGCCCAACTACCGGAAAGCGACGTAATCGAAGCCGAAATATCCCCCCAAAAAGAGGTAGATTCAGCTGAACCCGCCCCATAAATCAATGCCCGGATATTACGGCCAAGGCAAAAAGAAGAAACCCAAGGGAAAGAAGAGCCCCAAGAAGTAGAATATGAACAGCTGTCGCGATTTCCATGGCAAAACGCGGTTTATACGCCAATATCCACGCCAAGCGTAAGCGCATCAAGGCTGGCGCGGACGAAAAGATGCGCAAACCAGGCTCAAAGGGCGCCCCAACCGCTGGAGCGTTCAAAAAAGCAGCCAAAACAGCGAAAAAACGCAAACCAAAGGGCAAAAAGTAGTGGCAATCGTCTCCATTACTGACACAAAACGCTACACAAACGTAGTTGAGTACACGGGTGGCACGATGACCGCCCTTAACGACGAAATGCGTATCCACGCGCACGCCTCAGAGTTTGCTTTTGCAGTCGAGTCCGCCACAGAAGCCAATTTTAAGCTGGCTTTTGAAGCCTCCTTCAACGGCGGCAACGTCTGGTACGAAATCGACACCAGCAAAACCATCAACGAATCCGGCGAATACGTCTATTACTACAGTAATAAGACAACATCCACAATTCGAGTGCGTTTAAGCCAAATAACGTCGGGCACCCCTAGCGTCACGCCACACATTGCAGTCACTTTTAACGGCTAATGGGCACCCGAATCGTCAGCGGTTTCTGTACACACCTCGAAGTGGACTCCGAAAGCCGCACCACCGAAGCCTCCTTCGCATTTATGACACCACAAGACCCCGAAGATTTCGCGGGTCTGATGGTGCGTCTTGCTAGCGGCATCGAAGTAATGATCGAAGTTGAGGACGAAGATGATTGAGTATCGCGGCGAAAAATTTAGCGGCTACAACAAGCCAAAACGCACCCCAGGCCACGCAAATAAAAGCCATGCGGTGCTCGCCAAAGAAGGCGACACGGTAAAACTGATCCGCTTCGGCCAACAAGGCGTTAAAGGCAGCCCAAAAAAGGAAAACGAAAGCGAATCTTCTCGAAAGCGCCGCGAAGCATTTAAGAAACGCCACGCCGCTAATATCAAAAAAGGTAAAATGTCCGCCGCTTACTGGGCAAATCGCGAGAAATGGTGACTAAGTGACCTATTCAGTTCCCGGCCAAATCCGCACCCACCTTGTAAGTTCCAACACGCTTGGTGGAGCTGACAGTCCGTTCACCCGCACGCAAGCGGTGTTGGACATGATGAAGGGCTGGGAAATCATGAAGGCCGTGAACCTTGGCACGGAATACCTCCGCGAAAACAGCGAAGCCTTCCTACCAATTGAGCCCCGCGAGGACTACACGGCGTATTTAGCGCGTGTAAACCGCGCAGTATTTTCCCCGTTTACGCAGCGCCTGGTGCGTGCTGCTGCGGGGCTGATTCTGCGTAAACCCATCAGTTTGGTAGGTGACCCGTACTGGACAGATATTTTTGCAAAGGACGTTGACGGTTGCGGCTCAGACCTAGATGAGTATGCCCGCCGCCTGCTGCTGTGCTCATTAACCTACGGGCATTGTCATACACTAGTAGATTTTCCAGCCCCCACAGGTGCCCGCAGCCTTGCGGAAGAGCGCGAGCTTAACCGCCGCCCGTACTGGATCGAAATCGACCCAGACAACATCTACGGCTGGCGGTTGGACCGTGAAGTCAACTACGGCAATTTAGTACAGGTACGCATCAAAGAAAAAGCAGTAGTACCTGACGGCGAATTTGGCGAAAAAGTATACGACCAGATCCGTGTAATCGAGCCGGGCCAGTACCGCATCTACCGCCAAGTCGAAACCAAAAAGGACTTACAGGGCGGCTACCCATATCCAAACGCCTTCGACGCAACGGACGCCACCTGCGACTACGAGCTAGTGGAATCAGGCGACTACAGCCTGGGCCAAATCCCCCTAGTAACAACGTACGCAGGCAAGGTCGACACCCTCACAAGTAAGCCGCCACTACTTGACATCGCATATTTAAACCTGGCCCATTTCCAACGCCAGGCCGATTTAATCCACAGCCTGCACATCGCTAGCCAGCCAATCCTTGTCCTCGAAGGCTGGGACGACCAATCCAAAGACGTAGCTGTAAGCGTCAACTACGCAATGGCCAGCCAGCCCGGCAACAAGGTTTACTACGTGGAACCAGCTGCAAACGCATTTGAAGCACAATCCAACGAAATCCGCGAGCTACAGATGCAGATGGCCACTCTTGGCATCAGCACATTAAGCCAGCAAAAGTTTGTTGCCGAGTCTGCCGACGCCCGCCGCCTGGACCGTGTTGACACAAATTCAATGCTGTCGATGGTATCTCTCGACCTGGAGCAATCCCTACAAAAAGCATTTAATTTAGCCGCCGACTATGTAGGAATCGCCCCACCAGAAGTACGCATTAGCCGCGACTTTGACATCGACCGTTTAATCGGCCAAGACGTAACCGCGCTGACGGCATTGTTCGACCAAGGTGTCCTGGGGCGCGACGAGTTTCGCCAAATCCTGGTCCAAGGTGAAATCCTTCCCACCGCTAGCGAGGAACAAAACGGTGAGACCAAAACTCAGGATACCGAGGAAGAGTAACCGCATATCCATAGGTTCTTGTAAACTACATAAGTAGACTAAACAAGTACATGGAGTATGCCTACATGGGTAAGTCCTTAGAAAAAGTCACCAAGCCTGACGGTTCCGAAGTATGGGAACTGGTCGAGTTACGCGAACCGCAACCTGAACCTGAGGTATGTAAAGCTGTTCGCAAGCGCAAGCCATCAAAGCCTGCGGAAGACACCCCTAACTGCACCCTTAACTTCTGACTATGGAAGAGCAAGTCATCCAGAACACGCCCGTGGCGAGTTCTGACCAGCCCGTGGCTGCAGCCGACACCGCTCCACAGCAACCAGACCCTGCGCTTGCTGTAAAAGCCGAATACGAGACCCAGCTTGCCGCTTTAAAACAGCAAGCAACTGAAGCCGAGGAACGTTTCCAAGGCATCAAATCCAAATTGGATGAGGTCTATAAAAAGCAGGACGACCAGCGCAAACAAACGCTGGAAGACCAAGGCCAGTGGAAAGACCTTTGGGAGGAAGCTAATAAAAGCGCCCAAGAAAAAGACGTACAGATTAGTGCGTTGGAACGTCAGTTGGCAGACATGAAGGTCTCCAACGAAGAGGCGTCTATGCGTACCAGTGCCTTATCAGCGATTAGCCGCGCTGGTGCCATCAACGCCGAGCAGATGCTGCAGCTGGTACAAAACAACCTGCACAAAAAAGACAACGGCGATGTTGTAATTTTGGACAAAGGTGTCGAACAAGATATTACTAACTACCTGGGCAATTTAAAGAACCCTGGTTCAGGTTTTGAGCACCACTTCAAGCCCAGCAGCGCAGCTGGCATGGGAGCCAAGCCGACACCAAATTCTGTTATCGCCCCTGGAATGCCTAATCCATTCAAGGCCGGTAGTATTAACATAACGAGACAAATGCAACTAAAAGCAGAGGAGCCCGAACTTGCAGCTGTGCTGGAAAGGGAAGCTTCTTTGTAGCCCCGGTGGGGCGTGTCTCGCCAAGTCCGTGGCTTGGACCCCGCACACACCTTTAACGTTGGTTTTCTAAGATGGCCGCACCATTTCAGAATTATTCCGGCGGTGTCCTGCTTGCGGACATCGTAAAGAGGAATAATCTCAGCACCTATGTGTCTGAGGCAGTAAAAGAGCGCAGCTTGTTCATCAAGTCTGGCGCTGTCGTTCGTAATCCTTTGCTGGATGCCCGCGAAGGCGGCACCCGCATCCAAGTCCCTGAGTTCAATCCAGTATCTCCAACAGAGGAGATCATGGACGGTACAGCTACGTGGGGCAGCAGCTCCGGCGGCTACCTAACTCCACAGAAGATCGGCACCGGAACCCAGATCGCTTCCATCTGCCATCGCGGTTTCGCGTATGCAGTGGACGACGTTGCAATGTTGGCAGCGGGCGAAGACCCAATGCTTCACATCCGCAACCAGCTTGCCGATGCAATCAACAAGCTGAACAGCGCACGCCTGTTCTCGCAGCTTGCCGGTTTGTTTGGCACTGCACTGTCTGCCCATTCTTTGGACAAAGCAGTTGCAGCAACCTCAGGACAAGGCGAAGCCAACTTCCTTACCGCAGCCACTATGGCTGAGGCCCGCGCTGCCCTTGGCGAGCGTGGTGATGAGCTGGACACCTTGATTGTCCACCCATCCGTTGGTTTCTACCTGTATCAGGTTGGTCTTCTTACCTTCAGCACCTCTGCACTGGCCGCTTCTGGCGCAGTGACCTGGGGCGGTGGCGGCGTCGGCGTTGGAGCCCGCTCCATCGGCGAATTTGCAGGCTGTAATGTCGTCATGGACCCACAGGTCAACACTGTGATCCCTGGCACATCAACCCACATCAAGGAGTTCCGCTGCTTCCTGATGAAGGGTGGTTCAATTCTGGAAGGCGTCCAGCAGGATCTGCGTATTGAAGCAGACCGCAACGTGCTCTCGAAGCAAGACGTACTTTCTGTGGACTACCACACCGCCTATCACGTGATGGGCACCAAGTGGACTGACGCTGGTGACAACCCCACCAACGGCAACCTGGCCACCGCTAACAAGTGGTCTGCCACCTACGACACCGACCTGATCCCCATGGTCGAGCTGATCGTCAACAGCCCACTGGACACCAGCGCAATCGCCTGATAAGTCCAGCACAAGCTGATACTGCCCCGCTTCGGCGGGGTTTTTTATTGGGCTAAAATCAAAGAAAGTATTTCTGCAGTCTTGTGGCCGCAACAATCGATGCCACATTAAAGGGCGAAAATTCCAACAGCTTTGTAACGCTGGCGGAAGCAAACGCCTACTTCGAGACCGTTCCAAATTCTTCAACCTGGGACGACAAAACTGACGACCAAAAAAACCGCGCCATCATCAGCGCAACCCGCTGGATCGACGTACTTAATTTTTACGGCGACCGTTGCAGTAACGGCCAAGCCCTGAGCTGGCCACGCAACAATTACCACGTCGACCGGGTGGAGCTTACATGCTCCGCCATCCCATCCGACATCAAATACGCCACCTATGAGCTGGCACGCGCCCTCGCAAATGACACTGATGCCGTCACCGGTAACACCGGAACCGAAGGTTTGTATGAAGAAGTCGAGCTAGGCGAACTAAAGGTGAAGTACAACACAGATAGCCAGGCAACTGGATCTGTGAACAACATTTTTGATGTCTACCCCTGGTTACAGTCATACCTTGGAGCCTTCACCCTGGGCGGTTCTGGGGGTTATCAAGTGCGCGTTGTTAGAGGATGAAATGTCAAAAATAGACGACACCTTTTCACCGATTCCAGCCCAGATCTTTAACGACTGGGGCCAAGACATCACGTACATCAAGACCACAACACCCCGCACCTACAACCCAACCACAGGGGCTGTGAATGGAGCGGACACCAACGTCACAGTAAAAGGCATCATCAGCCGCCTGACGCCCCGCGAATCCGAAGGCTTGTACCAAAGCACGGATGTAAAGATTTTGATTGGTACGGCAGAACTTGGCGATTACTACCCAACAGAAGCAGACCGTGTGCAATATCCGCAGGCAGGTGAAACCCGCGAAGCCAAGATCATCAACATCTTGACCTATCGTGGTGACAATCCCATATACCACACCCTGATCGTGAGGCCACAGTAATGGCTAACGGTTTAGTTAAACTTTTAAAAGAGCTTGACCGGGTAGCTGCAACAACTGTGTTTAACGGTCCAAAAGCCGCTGCAGAACGCACAGTCCGCGAACTTCAACAGGAGGGCCCAAGCTGGAGTGGTAAATTTTCAAACTCTTGGCAGATCGAAAGCCCTTTAGGCGGTGTAGGCAGCTCTAAGGGCGATGGTCAAGCTGGCGAACCAAGGTCCATTTTTACGCCGACTGTCACAGGCCCCCAAGTAGCAAAAAGCGTGCTTACAAAAGACAAAGTTGTTTTTACTATTTCAAACTTTGCAGAATACGCAGCTGAAGCCACGGATTTAATTGAAAGTGCTTTTATCCGGCCTCCAGGCCAACCTTTCCCACAAACTCAACTGGGCCGAAGTAAACTTCGTGAAGGTGATGGCGGTCGCCAGCAGCCTTCCTACCGAGGCTATGTAGGTGGAGGAAATCCAGACAGCGAATCTAGTGCCACTGCCGATCTTGATTGGTTCGCTAGCTATGTAGAAGGAGGCAAACTGGATCGCGCTGTCAGAATTGAAATGGATGACCTGTTCAAGGAGCTGCAGTGAACTACCAAGCGATCCGAGCATCAATGGAGAACCCGTTACTGACGGCGTTTAACAACCTTGTGCCAGCAGTACCGGTTTACTTTGACAACATCACTGCCGTACCACCAAATACGACCACCGAGTATGTCCGCGTCAACATCACATTCGGCATAACCAACGAACCAACGCTGACTTCTAGCGTGGATAATGCCCGTGGTGCGTTAGTA